GTTCCTGATGAGCTGGATGATGGCGAGAAAAGATTCCAAGAAAAGCAACAAGTTAAGGATAAAAAGGAGCCAAAGGTATCGGACTGCCCACAGTGCTATCGCCAAATGGTAGGCGTTCGCTGTTCATGCGGTTACGAGATACCGATGACAAAGCAGATCGAGACTGACGGCACAGAACTGGAGCAGCTAACCAAGAAGGCAAACAAGACCTACACGCCAGAGCGCAAGGCTCAGTGGCTTGGCGAGCTGATGTACTACGCCAAAACACGCGGGTTTAAGGAAGGCTGGGCAAAGCACAAGTACCGCGCCAAGTTTGGTGTATGGCCTAACAAGATACAGCCCAGTCGAGTTGACGGCATGTCGGACGAGGTCAATCAATTTATCAAGAGCCAGAACATAAGACAGGCATACGCGAGGATGAAATATGACAGTGCAGACAATTCTCAACCGATTCGACAAGGTGCGTAACTCAGGTCAGGACAAGTGGCGCGTCCCATGTCCAGTTCACAACGGCAAGAACTTCAACATGAGCATCAAGGAATGCGCTGACGGCACAGTACTGGCTCACTGTTTTGTATGTGGTGCTGACGGTCCAAAGCTGGTTGAGGCTCTAGGTCTACCGATGTCAGAGATATTTCCGCCAAACCAAGAGTATATACGTCCTGTACTGACCAAGAAGATGCAGCAGGAAGCCCTAGAGGACGAGATTGTTCTGAGCATAGCCAACCAGTCGCGGACGCTGTCACTGGAGGATAAGAGGCGTGTCAGACTGGCCAAGGCTCGCCTGGAAGGAATACAGCAAATAAAAAATGCATCATAGGCAACAAAAAGTGTTGCAATGTGTTGTCAGTGTAGTATCCTAGCTATGTCGAAATTGAAATGTAATTGGAGAACGACATGAACAACTGGAAATTCGTAGCATCATCAGATCCACAACTTGAAGATGATATGTATGTAAGTACAACAAATCCGAAACTTCATATTCAGGTTTGTTTTGACGGCACGTTCACTGTGGGCAAAGAATTAGAAGATAACAAATTCATGTTCAGAGATGAGTTCAAGTCACTAAAAGCGGCTCAACAGTTCGCAGAGTCATGGAGCTAGTCATGAGTTTAGGTGAAGCAATAGGGTATGTCGGGTTTTTCGGCATGGCATGGATTGCGGTTCTGCTGTTAGCTGCTGCGTTAGATAACGCGCTCCGCACCGTTTTCAACATGCGTCTGTTTCCAGACAATTATTTCAGTAACACGCCAGTCAGCCGTGACTCAACGCACTGTTTCAAGTGTGGAGATGCACTTCCAGATCGTAACTTCTGTCGCAACTGTGGAGAGCAACGGGTATGACAACCATAAGAGAAATGGCCAGCCAAGCTGCCAAGTATCCAACCTGCCCAAACTGTGGCGATCACGTTCTGCGTGAACATCTTAATAATGGCGAGGAGGTCTGTAGATTCTGTGGACCTACTCGTGATCTAGACACATACGGCGAGCTTGAGAAAGAACGCTTTGATGCATGGTACTCGGACTACCTGGATGAGAAGGGCGCAGAATAATGCGGTACGGATCTGTTTGCTCTGGCGTTGAAGCTGCGAGCATGGCTTGGGAATCATTAGGATGGGAGCCTGTATTCTTCTCAGAGATCGAGGAGTTTCCATCAGCAGTCTTAAAGCACCATTGGCCTCATGTGCCAAATCATGGTGACATGTCGAAATTTGAGGATTGGAATTATGAAAGAGGAGCAATTGACGTTCTGGTTGGAGGAACCCCTTGTCAGTCATTCAGCATCGCTGGACTCAGAGGCGGACTCACAGATGAACGCGGCAACCTTGCGCTCACATATATGCGAATGGTTGATAAATTACGTCCTAGATGGACAGTCTGGGAAAACGTCCCTGGGGTCTTGTCATCAAACGGAGGACGGGACTTTGGTTCCATCATCGGGGCGTTGGATGAACTCGGGTATAGCTGCGCGTGGCGAGTGCTGGATGCTCAAAACTTTGGAGTCGCCCAAAGACGCAGAAGAGTCTTTCTTGTCGGACATTCTTCAGGAGACTGGCGAGATCCATCCTCGGTATTATTTGAGTCCGGTTGCGGCGGCAGGGATTTTGAGAAGAGCAGACAAACGCGGAAAGGAGATACCAAAAACACTGCAAGATGCTTTGCTGGCAATATCGAATCAAGCGTAGCTGCGACACTTCAAACAACATCGCACGATTACAGTGGGGCAGATGGTTTCAATACAATAGTTCACGGCACACAAGACCCTATCGTTAGCGACAGAGCGCATACTCTAGGACGCAACAGTGGTCAGGAAAACGTGTTGTGTTTTGAGCCGCGATCTCAAGATGGAGTGCCAAGGATTCACGGTACTGTCAGTCCTACGCTGAACACTGCACAAGGCGGGCAGCGTCAGCCGTGTTTTGTTCAGCAGTCACAAGTTAGACGACTCACACCAAAAGAGTGCGAACGGTTGCAAGGCTTCCCGGATGATCACACCAACATCCCGTGGAGGAACAAAGAAGAGTCGCCAGATTCACATCGGTACAAGGCTATGGGTAACAGCATGGCAGTGCCTGTAATGCGCTGGATAGGCGAAAGAATACAAAAACGAGAAGAAGGTGAGATATGAATCCTAAAACAATCTCAGAACCAACCATAGAAAACGTAATGACCTACTGGAGCAAGTGCGGCTCGATCAAGGACACTGCCGAACACTTTGGCAAGACCTATAAGTCAGTCGAGATCATGGTTGCGCGGTATAAGCACAACTACGAAAGGAGCTTCAACTTCCCGCACATCATCCATGCAAAGAGGTTCGGCGCGTGAGTACAATCTGGCGAGCAATCAGCAGGAAACACGGCTGGGTTGTGCATTTCTCAAACCATAAAGACCTCAACGCATTCTTATATTCCAATGGCGCGTCTAACTACGAGGTAGACAAACTTGAATACTCAAGGAAAGTAGACATCATCAAGATGTTGAATGGTAGTGCCTTGCAGGGATGGGTGAATGGAAGGGGCAGGAAAAGCGACATCTCAAAGGAAGTAACAAAAGAAAAATGATCACTGAATGGTTTGCAGATCCAATAGCAGCGTTGGACTACGGGAAGACATGGCTGCGAGGTAACACAAGATCACACATTCTAATGGGTAGAACATCAAGGGGCTTTTGCCTGATTGACCCCAGGAACAAGGATGGCCACTATTGTCAGATCGTTGCCAAGCTCTATCGTAAGGAAAAAGCTAATGACTAAAGTAATCGTATCAATGTCCGGCGGTAAGGATTCAACTGCTACGGCACTTTTAGCTGTTGAACGTGAAGTCAATCCGATGTTGGCTTTTTCAGATACAGGCCACGAGCATCCATCAACATATGAATATGTAGACTACTTAGAGAGCAAACTAGATATTAAGATCGAACGCTGTAAGGCTGATTTCACAAGAGATATTGAACGTAAGCGTGAAGTTGTCCAGACCAAGTGGCGTAAAGACGGTATCTCTGAAGATAAGATTGAACGCGCTCTAGCTGTTCTGCATCCAACAGGTAACCCATTCTTAGATATGTGCTTATGGAAGGGCCGATTTCCTTCCACAATGGCTCGGTTTTGTACAGAGCAGCTTAAAATCTTGCCGTTCAATGAACAGGTGTTATTTCCTGCGATAAATAAATATGGACAAGTCGAAACGTGGGTAGGCGTTCGCGCAGATGAATCTCGCGCACGAGCAAATTTACCAGAAAGATCTATGGACGACACTGGCGCAGAGATCGTAAGACCAATCCTTCACTGGACTGTTGAAGATGTATTCGCTATGCACAAGAAGCATGGTATTGATCCAAATCCACTGTACAAGCAAGGCATGGGTAGAGTTGGATGTATGCCATGTATTAGTTGTAATAAAGAAGAGTTGCGTCAAATCGCAATGCGATTCCCGGAAGAAATAGAACGAGTTTCTGAATGGGAAGCCATCGTCAAAGAGGCAAGTAAACAAGATGGAGCAACTTTCTTCACGGTTAGAGCAAATGAAATGAATGAACTCACGACTAGGGAAGAGCATGAAAAACTAGCTTCAATCAAAGGGAAAGTAGACTGGGCAAATACAACTAAAGGCAAGGTCCAGTACGATTTGATTAGCGTGTATGAAGAACCTAGTATGTGCCACAGCATTTATGGGCTGTGTGAATAGATAAGACCTATGGTATAAAGCGCGTATACACACTTTGGACGCTATAGGCACAGAGATGACAGGTAGGCCCAGCAAATATACCCCGTCAATACAGAAGAAAGCAGATACATATTTGACCAATTACGCAGCATGCGGAGACATCGTTCCGACAGTGGAAGGATTAGCCTGTGAGCTAGGCGTAGCAAGGTCTACAGTGTATTTGTGGGGAGAAACAATTGATCAGTTTTCGGACACGTTAGAGGCAGTCAACGCTATACAGGCGAGAAGACTTGTCTCCGGCGGGCTGACAAACGAGCTGAACTCAACCATCACAAAGCTCATGCTGGCCAATCATGGATACCGTGAGCAGCGTGAGATAGACAACAAGTCCAGTGACGGCTCAATGACCCCAATACAGAAGATCGAGCGCATCATCGTGGAAGCCAAGCACGTTGAGTAAGCTGTCCCTTCAGACTGCTGAGGTATTTGCTCCACTACTGAACCCTGCCCGATACAAAGGCGCATGGGGCGGACGAGGATCAGGCAAGTCTCATTTCTTTGCAGAGCTGTTGATCGAGGACGCGATACGAATACCTGGTATGCGAGCAGCGTGTATCCGGGAAGTACAGAAGTCACTGAAGCAATCCAGTAAGCGGCTGATCGAGGACAAGCTCCAGTCGTACAACCTTGGTGAGCATGCCGGGTTCAAAGTGTACCGCGAGGTGATCGAGACACCGGGCGATGGCGTGATCATCTTTACCGGGATGCAGGACCACACTGCTGACTCCATCAAGTCTCTGGAAGGTTTCGATCGAGCATGGATCGAGGAGGCTCAGTCACTGTCTCACCGATCGCTAGAGCTGCTAACACCAACCATGCGGAAGGAAGGCTCAGAGATCTGGGCATCATGGAACCCGAACAGACCGACAGACGCGATTGATCAACTGCTGCGAGGTGAGAACCAGCCAACAGGTGCTGTAGTTGTCAAGGCAAACTGGCGAGACAACCCTTGGATATCTCAGGTGCTGCTTCAGGAGAAGGACGATTGTCTACGCATGACAGCCGATCGATACGGCCATGTGTGGGAAGGCGAGTACGCCACTGTTCTGGAAGGTGCTTACTACGCACAGCATCTTGCAACGGCGCAGCTAGAGAACCGCATCGGTTTCTTTGGCAAAGATCCACTGGTGAAGGTCCACGCAGTGTGGGACATCGGCGGTACGAGCAAGAAATCAGATGCAACAGCAATCTGGGTTGTTCAGTACATTGGTGAGGAAATCCGGCTGATTGATTATTATGAGGCGGTAGGCCAACCGTTTGAGTCTCATGTAAAATGGCTCAGAGATCGTGGTTATGAGGACGCACTGATGGTGCTGCCGCACGATGGCCGGAAGCACGACATGGTCTATAAGGTTACGCCAGAAGGATTTTTGCACGATGCCGGATTCACTGTTGAGTCTATCCCGAACCAGGGCGCAGGAGCTGTACTGTCCCGCATCGAAGCGGCGAGACGCATGTTCCCAAGCTGCCGATTCCATGATGAGAACACAAAGGCAGGACGAGAAGCCCTTGGCTGGTATCATGAAAAGCGTGACGAGGCCAGAGGCTACGGCCTTGGTCCAGAACACGACTGGGCATCACACGGCGCAGATGCGTTTGGCCTTGTTGCAATCTATCGACAGGGCATCCATCAGTCCGACTCATGGGATACGCCAATACGCAGAAATCTCCAAGGCGTTGCTTGATATCTAATAACTGATAAAATGTACAGGTGATCACATACTTAGGTTAGGCAATGTCAAACATTCTAGACGCACTTACAGTCAGTGACGAAGGCGTTATCAATGATGACCGCATAGCGAAACTGATCAAGCAAGTCGGGCAAGATACATGGAATAACATGAATCTTCTTGAGAAGGCCGCCTTAATTACAAGTCCAGTCCCGATTGTCGGTGATGTTACAGGTCTTGCTTCAGACGCATACATGTACGCAACCAAGCCAGAAGAGCGCACAATTGGGAATATGCTTTTGTCTGCCGCAGGATTGATCCCATTTGTTCCTGCAAAGACTCAGCTAAAAGCGGCAGAAGATGTTGGCTACAGAATGATGCATCAGCCAACAGGTCCAATGGATGAAAATCCGATTCGCCTTGATAACCTAACCAGAGACATACATGGTAATCAGGCAGGAATGCCAGATGACTTCTATTCAAAAGATGGGCAGAGGTTGTACGCACCTCCTGCAAGATTCGCAGATGATGAGTACGGTGTAGCAAACACAGAAAGCTACAAAGCAATCATTAAATCAAGAAACAATCCTGATGCTGAGGTCACGATATATCGAGGCGTACCGAATGATGACGCAATTGACACTATCAACAGTGGCGACTTTGTTACGTTAAGTCCAAAGTACGCTGAAGTGCATGCGGCCAGTGGATATGGCAAAAGCGGCGATGAATCAGGGAAAGTGCTAACACAGAAGGTTAAGGTTAAAGATTTGTTCTGGGATGGTAATGATGTTAATGAGTTTGGATATTTCCCAGAGGATAGGTAATGGCTAATCCATACGAGAATTACAACGTACTCGACTTCTTGACAGATATACCGTACTCAGAGCTGCACAAGTTCTACACCAAAGGTCATCAGACGTACTACAACGATTTACCTGAGATGGTGCAGAAGTTGCGCCCAGAGCTTTCTGGGAAGCGTGTTGACAGAAATCTCCAGGACATGATGTATAACTTCATGGGCGGCTATGACATGGCTGCTCGTGGCATGTCACCAGAATCTGCAATTAGTGGCGCAAGAGCCTACCAGGGGAAACAGTATTTATTCAGTGATCGCAAGCCAGACGCTGTAGGCGATTATGAAGAGAATGTTGCTGGTGTTAAGGCATTCAATCCAGAACAAGGCCGCGTATCTGATGAGGCATTGATTGATATGGCTCTGAAGTTCGCGCGTGATAGAATGGCGCAAAGCCAGAGGACCAAGTGATGGCAATTACGTCATACAGTAATTTACAGACAAGCATTGCGGATTTCTTGAACCGGGACGATCTATCATCGACTATCCCCACGTTT